CGGGATGCTGCCGGTTGCCCCATCAGCGAAGTGATCAGCACCGTGACGCTTGAGGGTGTAGCGGCTACGCGCATCTTCCTACCCGGGCAGCCCGTAACGGCTGTCTCAGACGTCGAAATCGACGGGGTGGCAGTCACGGACTACCGGCTAACGAACGGCGCTCTGTGGCGCTCACAGGGCTGGACCGGCCTATGCGAGCCCAGCGCGGTGACGCTGACGATGACGCACGGCCTTGACCAGGTGCCCGCCGACATCGTCGACATGGTGTGCCGAATGGCCGCGCAGAGTCTGCTGTCGCTCCGGAGCGGTGATCCCGCGCCACGGCAGTTGACCAGCGAGCGCATCGGCGATTACGCGGTGACGTACGCGGACACTGAGTCTGGCGTGATGTCGCTGACCAACTACCAGGCGGCGAAGCTCGCGGCCCGGTTCGGAAATGGCGGAACGACCATGGTCCGTATCCGCTGAACTAAGGAGAAGCATGGCAATTCTTACGGCTCAGGTAGTCACCACTGGCGGGCTGGCGCCGAACTTCGCGTCTGCGTCTGCGGGTGGCGATCAGGCGCCTATCAGTAAGCAGAGTTTTCTAGTGGTTCGTAATGGGGGCGCTTCGCCGATTACCGCCACGGTGGTTACGCCGGGCACGGTCAAGGGTCTTCCCATCGCCGATGCGTCGCTAACCGTTGCTGCGGGTGGTAGTGGCTTTGTGCCGCTTGACTCGATCTATCGGGACCCGGCTACCGGCCGCGCGGCCATCACGTACAGCGCTGTTACGTCGGTCACGGTGGGCGTTATTCAGGCGGGCTGATGGTGCGCATCAACCATCTCTTGAATTCCTCGGTCACTATCTGGCGCCTTTCGAGCGTGCCGGATGGGGCCGGGGGAGAGGTCACGGCGCTTGCTCAGGTGGGCGAGTCGGCGGCGATGATCAGCCAACCCACGGCTACTGAGCGGGTGTTGGCAGCGCAGGGCCAGTCTCGCCATACGCACACGGTTCATCTTCCGCCGGTCGCTGATGTTCGCCGTAACGATGAACTTCGGTGCGGCGCCCAGGTGTTCAGGGTGCAGTCGGTGTTCCAGCCATCCCGCCCCATCTACGTACGCGCCGATGTGGAGCTGATACAGCGTGGCTAGGACCCGGCACCCTCGCAGGGCCGGTGGTCGTTCGTCTATCTCGGCCACGGTTGAGGGATCCGACCGGCTAGCGGCACAGCTACAGGACGCGAGCACCGAAATGTTTCGGGCCGTGCAGCGTGCCATCAAGGAATCGGCAGACGCTATCGCTGACGACACTAAGCAGCGGGTGCACGTGGATACCGGCAACCTGCGGCATAGCGTGTCTGTCCGCGTGGACATGGGTCCGGTCACTAAGGCCGAGATTGGCTGGCGGGATCGCGACGACCGGTATGCGCTGTGGCAGGAATTCGGTACGCGCGCTATGCCCGCTCGACCTGCGCTAGGCCCGGCCGCGAATGCTGAAAAGCGAAAGCTACCCGACCGCATCAAGGCCGCCATTAACGGGGTGATTTCGTGACGCCGCTATTCGCTATCCAGTCCGCTGTGTACGCGAAGCTGAATGCCTCCCCGTTGCTGGCCGGTAAGGTATTTGACTTTGTCCCGGAGGGGACCGACTTCCCGTACATCACGGTAGGCGAAGCAGCGGATTCCCCGGATAACGCGCTCTCGGCGCGGGGCTGGAATTCGCTCATCACCGTTCACGTGTGGACGCGTGCGCATGGCTATTCGGCGGGTCTGGCGCTGGCTCGTGAAGTGTTCGCGCTGCTCGACCATTCGCCCCTGAACGTGTCCGGGTTTCATCACGTGGCTACGCGCTATACGTCGGCCCAGACACTCACTGATCCCGAACCCCCGGGCGACATTCGACACGTGGTCGTGTCGTTCAACATCATTACGGAGGAATAGAACATGGCAGGAATTGACGCGTTCGGTACTCAGCTACTGCGCGGCGACGGTGCGGGCCCTGAGGTTTTCGTCAAGGTCGCTGACGTCACGTCGCTGACCCCGCCCGGCCTGAGTCGAGAGACGCTCGACGTTACGTCGCACGACAGCACCGATGGCTGGATGGAATTCGTCGGCGGGCTCAAGGATCCGGGAGAGGTTTCCGCCGATGTCAACTATCAGCCCACCGAGCATGACTCGCTCGTCAGTGACTTCGAGGACATCAAGCCTCGCAACTACAAGATTGTTTTCCCGGACGGTACCTCTTGGACGTTCGGCGCACTGCTGACTGGCTTCGAGCCTGACGCCCCTTACGACGACAAGCTAGCTGCTTCCCTGACTTGGAAGGTCACGGGTAAGCCCACCATCACTGCGGGAGCGTGACCCATGTCCTTTCTTTCTGCCGCGAATATCCTCGGCGCTGACGACCGGAATTACGAGGATGTAGACGTTCCTGAGTGGGGCGGCACGGTTCGTATCGTCGGCATGTCTGGCTCGGATCGCAACGCTTATCAGGCGTCCCTAGTTGTGATCGGCTCGAACGGTAACGTTCAGCGGCTCAACATGGCTGACCAGCTTGCGAAGCTACTTGCCCGCTGTCTGCATGACGGCGAGTTTAACCGGCTCTTTACTGAGAAGGATGTCAAGGCGCTTGGCGCCAAGAATGGTGCGGTTCTAGAGCGGCTCAGCGGTGTCGCTCAGCGGCTATCAGGTCTCCGAAAGGAAGACGCGGAGGCTGCGGCGGGAAAATCCGGGAAGACCCTGAGCGGCGATTCTATTTCCGCCTAGCGGGTCACCTTGGCTGTACGGTCCCGGAGCTACTCGCGCGCATGTCCTCCGCTGAACTGACGGAGTGGATGGCTTACGAGTCAGTGACGGGGCCGCTCGGCCCTGAACGGCTTGACGCTCTGATCTCAATGCTGACGGCGACGGTTTCCAACACTGCCCGGGGCAAGGGCAAGGCTGCGGCCCCGAAGGATTTCATGCCTAAGTGGGACCGGCACGCCAAGCAGGATTGGCGGGAAATGCTTTCCGCTGTCAAGGCGTACAACCGTCAGATTGGAGGTACAGAGACGTGACCCTAGATGAGCTGATGGTCACGATTGGCGTCGATACCACGGACCTAACCGAGGGCACGGCGGACGCAGCGCAGGAAGCTAACCGGAATCTAGCTGATATCGGTAAGACTGCTGCGGGTGCTGCCGCTGGTGCTGCGGTAGGTGCACTATTCGCTGAGGGTTTCAGCGAGGCATTGGAGCTGAACGAGGCTCGGGCGAAACTCCAGTCTGAGTACGGCCTTTCTGAGGATGAGGCAGCGCGCGCCGGTGAATCTGCCGGGCGCGTGTACGCAGGTGGTTTCGGCGAGTCGGTGTCCGAAGTCGGTGACGCTGTCGGTGTCGTTCAGCAAGCGCTCGGCGGCATGGGCAAGATGTCGAATGAGACGCTAGACCAAATGACAGCCGATGCAATGATGCTGTCTAGCACGTTTGAAATCGACGTGGCGGACAGCGCACAGGCCGCCGGAACGATGATAAAAAACGGCATGGCTAAGGATGGCACTGAGGCTTTCGACATCCTGACTAAGGCAGCGCAGACGCTACCTAAGAGCATGCGTGACGACATCGTGCCGACTATCAATGAGTATTCGGAGCAGTTCCAGCGGCTCGGCATTGACGGTAAGACGGCGTTCGGAATGCTTTCCCAGTTCGTCAAGGCGGGTGGTCGTGACTTCGATCAGGCCGCCGACGTCATCCACGAATTCGGCCGTATCACTACGGAGAATACGGCGCAGGCCGCTACCGCATTCAAGTCGTTGGGTCTCGATTCTGACGACATGTTCAAGCGCCTAAAGGCCGGTGGCGACTCCGCTAAGTCCGCCATGGGCGACGCGATCACCGCGATTGGCAATGTGCAGGATCCGGCCAAGCGGGCGCAGTTGGCAGTGCAGTTGTTCGGCGACATGGCCGGTGAATCCTCGGATGCGCTGTTGGCTATGAACCCTGCCACGGCTGCTGCTGCGAGCGGCATGGATAAGGCAGGCGGAGCGGCTAAGGCAGCGTCCGACAAGATGGCCGCTAGCCAGTCCCTCACGGTGATCTGGCGCTCTATGGCAACCACGATTGCGGAGACCCTACAGCCTGCGCTGGCGATGGTTGCTGGGTTTGTGCAGGATCACCCGGAGGCCGTAAAGATCCTGGCTGCCGCACTGCTCGGGATGGGCGTTGCATTCAGTCTCGCGGCTATCGCTGTGTGGGCAATGAACTCTGCGATGCTGGCTAACCCGATTTTCTGGATCATCGGCCTAGTCGTGCTGATCATTGCGATCATCATTGCTCTCGCGGCGAATTGGGAGGCTGTCAAGCTGCGTCTACTCGCGGTTTGGGAGGACATTAAGGCCGCATTTTCGGCTGGCTGGAATTACCTAAAGGCCAACGTGTTCGGGCCGATCGCCCAGTATTTCACGCAGACGCTTCCGGGATATCTCCAGACTGGAATCGGCTTCCTTAAGGGGAAGTGGAATGACCTCATTGGTTGGTTCCAGGGAATTCCGGGCCGTATCAGTAGGGCGCTGCACGGTATGTGGGACGGGCTCAAGACGTCCTTTAAGTCGGCTGTAAACGGCATCATCGGCGCGTGGAATAACCTCTCGTTCACCATCGGTGGCGGGTCGATTATGGGCGTCGATATCCCGAGCATCACGCTAGGGACGCCGAACATTCCCTATCTCGCCTCGGGTGGTGTCACCACTGGGCCGACGATGGCAATGATCGGTGAAGGCCGAGAGAACGAGGCTGTTCTCCCGCTGTCCAAGCTGGACGGAATGCTGCGTACTGCCTCCGTGCAGGGTGCGGGCGGGGCCCCTCAGCGCCTGGTGCTCGATGTCACCGGCTCGGATGAGGACATGAAGCGGCTGATCCGCCGCATCGTAAAGACGCAGGGACGTGGAAGCGTTCAAACTGCATTCGGTTAAACAACAGAAGGGTGGGGCCCGTGGCCTTTCCGCTGGATATTCGTACGGAGCTACGGCTTAACGGCGCGTGGTCTGACATCAGCGGTGACGTGTACTTGCGTGACGCGAAGCAGATATCGCGCGGACGTCGAGACCAGGGGTCGGCCACGGATCCCGCCCATCTGTCGCTGACGCTCAACAACAAGTCGGGCAAGTATTCGCCCCGCAATGCCATGTCGCCGCTGTATGGGCAGATCGGCCGTAACACTCCGATCCGGGTTTCGGTCCCGAGCACGGAGACATACCTCAATCTTGAGGG